GCGTCTTGTGTTAAACAATAAAGTTCCACGAGGATATAGTCTATAATCTGGGCAGTCGGCATCAATATAATTACTGGTTAACATACTAACCGTACTAGGATAGTCACCAGTTATGGGATCAATAATACCACCTACTGAGTTAAGCGAATTATCTAAAGTAGCGTCCCAACGAGCATCAGCGAACAAAATGCCATTTTGACTAACTTCATCTGTGTTGTCAATTAGTGTCCATGTTCTGCTAGTACGATCGTATCTATATAATCTTGGGTAGTTTTCTAAATCTGATGTATCTAACCAAATATCTCCACTTTCAAGCACAGTATTATCACTTTGTGTTTCTGGTTCACTGGCACTAACAATAACACCAGCTGGATCAGTCCTTGTTAAATCATACCCACGAGCATCACTAGAAACATTCTTGTACCCTTTCCAACCAGAAGCATCACTTACCATGATATCAACTGCGGTTGGATCGTTGTAATACCATAGTTTACCATCAGCTGGAGCTGTATAAGGTTGTGATGAACTATGTGTGTAAGTAGCATCGGCCCAATTTGTTAGATTAATACTACCAGACACTACATCAGGTGTTACACCAACAGTACTTGTACTAAAACCAACATTACCAACGGGATTGTTTACTGTACTAGTTAGAGTAATTACACCTCCAGATCTATGAGAAATAGATACTGCACCAGAAGACTCTACTTGTGCTGTTACATTTGGTATATTGGCACCTAAGATTGCTTGTACAAAAGCCTGTTGTGGCCCTCTTGCACCACCCGGTACAGTACCAACTGTGATAGTATAAACACTAGGTGCAGTCACTGAAGGATCAACATTTGGCTGGCTTACCTTCATAGTAAATGCATCTGTAGCATTTACCACAGGTGTCAGCACACTACCGGTTACTTTGGTAACACCTTTTACACGCTGTGTATAAATCTTAAATCCAACATTGCCATTATTTAAGGGTTCATATTTGGCAAATACCGAATTCGCATTGATATTAATCCCACCGCCTACACGATCTAGGTTATAATTAGCTTCATATGCGTCTTTGTAAATCGGCACTGCTAGTTTGATCCAACTGTTAGTTAATGAATTGTATCGTCTAAATACTAAATTGGCTCCGGAACCCTGTACACTTGTTTTAATCCATACACTGCCTTTGGGCTTTGGTGTTAGACTACTTCTGCGCCATAGTGGAGCACTAGCAAAACTACCATGAGCTACCGCAGCCGGTGCAAATACAGCACTGCCACGCCAACGCTGGTCACCTACATGCCATACCCAAGTGGTACCGTTTTGTGTAATTGTTGAAGAAGAACCAGTATTAGTTGGATTAGCAGGTATAGGACCTAATAGCCCCAGTCTCGATGCCGGTGATCCAGCCTTGTCCTCAATCTTTAATAGCTGATCTAAGGCACTTGGATTGCCAGTACTAGTAGCAAGATTGTTTATACGAAGTTCAAGTCTATCATCAAGAACTCCAGCAGTAACACCCTGTGTCCCAATTCCCGGTGTACCATTTAAAATAGTAGCTAGCCCAGACATTGATGTAGTAGTAACCGAAAAAACTACATCAACATTGTTTATAGTCATTGTTGCGCCACCAGTAAGAACAGTGGCAATGCTAGACGAAACCGATGTTAATGAGCTAGTAGCTACTGGAACACTATATTGCCATTGGGCACTTCCAACTTGGTTCCATATGTTTAAATGATTTTTCTTAAAAACATAGTTATTTTCTTCGAATACAGTGATAGCATAATCGCCTGTGTTACCGATACTAGCTAATGGCACTGCGGGACCGCTGCCAACAGTATCAGAAATACTAGAAATAATAATAGGAGTACGCTCAACAAAAGGACTTACGGATACATCTATTGTATCGTCAAATTCATAAATGCCCCATGTACTAGTTGCTGTATCTAACCAATTGGTTCCATTGGCTGCGTCACCAGTGGGTCTTATTGCTGTACCTACTAAGTCATCTAAATTAATATCGGCACGAACTACCCAAGCACGGTTGCCTAAACCTAATGCACTGTATGTAGCCATTAAACCATATTCGTTTAACTCATCTCCATGAATTGGAGTGTCATTTACACTTCTGCGAAAGTTAGGAGCTCCAAATGTTGTAGCTAGCTCACGCTGACTTGTAATGCCATAAATTTTACCTGCATTGGCTTTTGTTGTGCCCGATGCAATTACGCCGTTGATAGATTTGTTTTCAGCAGTGGCTATTACTACAAACGGTACAGTGCCAATCGCAGAGGGTAGATATTGACTTTCATCAATAACTGTAATCTCAATTCCTGGTGATACTAGTGCCATGATATTTTCCTTTTCTTAGGTCTGACCCTTTGTTTTATTTATTTTATAACCCAAAATTTATTGGTGTAGCCGGTCCTTTATACGGTCCTTTAAAAATAAATAGTCAATGTCAAGGAAAATATGTCCAATATGTGGATCCCATCCAGTTGCATTAAATTATTATCGCCAAGGACGGGCTTACTATAGAACAGCTTGTACTGGTTGTATCCATCGTCGACGACGATTAACTCCCGAAGTACCAAGTTGGATTAAGTCAGGATATAAAAAGAAAGATAAATGCGACCGTTGTCAGTTCAAATTCAAGTTAAATGAACAAAGTAATGTATATTACATCGATGGTAATGTAAAAAATAATAACTGGAACAATTTAAAGACAATATGTTTGAACTGTCAACAAGAAGTATCTAAAACTAGGTGGAAGCCTAGCAGTCTGACACCAGACTTTTAACTTGTTGGTAGAGTTGATCCACTGTGCCATTGTTGTCAACAACTAGATCGAACTTAGTACCTAACCAAGCCCATTCACTAGGATGTATATCAGGATATCGTGATGTCATGTCGAGTTGTTGATCAGAAATGATCCATTGATCATCTTCTGGAGTGTAAACAGTTTGTAGGGCGCAAGCCAGCCATGCCGGCGGTTCCCCGCGTTCCACACAGATCATTTTACCGCTTACGCCGCGTATAGCACGGACTTCGTTAGGAAAACGCACATCTGAAATAACAATGTTGTCTGTGCTTTGGCGTAACTTATTTTCTAAACTGGCTACCCATATGTCATCATGAAACCCATGCCTACATACATCGGTTCCCCAGTATTGAAGAATCCAGCGTGGTGTAAGATTAGGCATGTTAAGGCGTCGGCTCCACCATGGATCTACTTGTTCGCGCCAAGCTCGGCTAGCGGCAGTGCGCCCTTCTAGCATGATTCGGTCCCAACCAAATACACAAGCCACAGCATCTTTAAGAGTATTAGCAAAACTTTCTCTGCGGAAGCCATGATAGTTAACCAAATAGTCAGCTATAGTGTCTTTACCTGAACCAATAAAACCAGATATACCAATAATAGTAGTCATAGCTATAGTATAGCTATGTTTTACTAAAATGTCAACAGGTTAGACGCCGTATTTATTGCGTGGACGAGCTCGAAGTGGGCTAGATTTATTAGTGTCGTCCGGTTCGCGGCTTTTACTATCTTTTACCGGATTATGTACATTAGATTTGACTGATTTAAACGCCTGATGCATCATTTTGTGTTCAAGTTCGGAGTATGGCACCGAAACATTGTTGGTTGAAAACCAAGTGCGCTCATCAATGTCAACAGGCCGATCACTACCATCAGCCATAGCAGCGGCCATACCAACACGATAAAAGTTCATGGCCCCATCAGTATGGTACCCATCACCATAGGCATGAGTTTTATGCATGGCGTTTTGTTTGTCCTTAGACAAACGACCCTTTTTACCTTCGCTGACTATTTCTGATACTTTCATTATCCTATCACCCATGTTAAAGGCATACTACCATCGACCATGTTTTTAAGGTCTTCTTCTAGTTTTTGCAGTTCCTCGCGGCTTTCGGCGATCAACGCAGTACCATTTAATGTAGTACCGCCCTGCGGTCCTGCCAAACTAGCAAATTTGCTACGAGCTTCCCCGACTATTCCTTTAGCAAAACTATATGCATAGTCTTGAATCCATGGAAAAATGTAAGGATCATTCAAAATCATTACTGCTGGTTTATAATTGTAAGTGTGCAACATCACAGTTTCAGCCGGAGAATCAGTAACTGGACTAGTAATTCCGGTCTTATTTAAATCAAATCCAGTTACGCTTAATGCGCCAAGTGGATTTGTAGCTATAATTCTAATAGTGTTGGTAGTGACATCAACTGAATCTACTTCGTAGTTACCATTATACCCAGCTATAGGGCAATTATCAATTACAATACTATCACCAGCTGCTATATTTTGTTGCGTTTGGTTAGTAACTATAGTAATTGTGCTTCCCACAATTGCTGCATTAGCAGTTAAACTATTTGCTCTGATTGGGGTCTTTCCAGTTGCAGGTATTTTCCTAACTAATGTCAGTTTTCTTGTGGCTGGATTCCAAGTAAAATTAATAAATCCACCAAACATACGCATAGCTAGCTCTTGGTATTGCGTAAATAACTCATAATTAGCTAACCCACCAACTCTACCAGCCACCAACATGTAGGTATTAAGATAACCACTAGCAAAAGGTTCAAATTGACTTGCAGTTGTCCCAGTTACTGAACCAATGCCTCTTCTATACACTTGTCTTACATGAACGATTTCTTGTGGTAAAATGTATTCTTGTACTTCAGGAAGTAAGTCTAAGAAAGCATAGCTTTCTTCTGTGCTAGCTGAAGACTTTTGTCTATATCTTATAAGAGCTTGATTAATGGCTAAATCATAGTGCTCTTGATCTAACTCGACATCAACAAGACCATCACCTAGTCGTAGCCTTATGTAATCGCGAATTTCATTACGCTTGTAGTCAAGAGAATTAGCTACCTGACTCTCTTCAAATGCTATAGGGCCAGGACCACCAAGGCTTTGGCTGTTTATACTGTTACGAGAATTTAACCCACTTTTTATTACAGGCATAAATGATTCCTAGATAAATTATTTATCTAGGAATCTGGCTTTAAACTACTTTGAGTAACAATGTGTCCTCATTTAGTCTACCATTTAGCTTAATCTCGACTGCTTTGATGTCTTTAAGAAAGGTTCGTAGTGCTACCTTACCAGCCCGAGCGAATTCCTTTAACTGCTCGTCTGGCTTTCTCAAGGTTTTAGCTAGACTCTTGGCTTCATCAAAGCCTGTAATTGAAGTACCTTTAACACCAAGCTCGCCCATGGCTTCTGCCACATAGCAGCCCAACTTACGAGTTTTAGTATTAAATATCCACAATTGCGTGGCTCCAATGATATCAACGGGGTTGATACTAACAACCTTGAGGCCACGATCTTCTCGGGCGTACTTGAGACGAGATACCACTTTTTCCTTCGCTGGAGCTTTACGGACTCTTGCTTTTTTAACTGCTTTCTTAACGCCGCGGTATTGCTCGATTCCAGCCAAGAGATCAGCAAGAAAGGCAAACAAGCGTTTGTAATCACCAGCCCGATAGTGACGATAAGACTCCACCAATTGTGCATCTGTTTTATCCTGAGCAGCCATTAGTTCT